AATTCTCATGGTGAAATTAATTCAAATTATGGCCACTTAATTTTTTCTGATAAGTACTTTAATCAATACGGCATGGTTCTTGATGAACTGTTAGCAAACCCTGACGGTCGCCGCGCATCAATGATTTATCAAAGACCTTCAATTTGGATGGAATTTAGCGAACATGGAAAATCAGATTTTATTTGTACTAACGCTGTCACTTACTACATTCGTGATGGTTTACTTCATTGTGTAGTTCAAATGAGATCGAACGATGTTGTGTTTGGTTATAAAAATGATTATGCATGGCAATTACATGTTATGAAAAAGTTATGTTGGGATTTTAATAATCTTGATAGATATGATAATGGTAGAGTAATTGATCCTGGCATGATGGTTTGGCAGGTACAAAATCTTCACGTTTATGAAAGACACTTTAATTTGGTGAAATAATGAGTAATCTTATACTTATCACAGATATTCTAGAAACAAAACTTCGTAAAGAAAAAGAATTAGAATATTATCAAGCTGAATTAGAAAAGCTACAACAAAAAATGTTTTTTATAAAAAAAGATATCGACATCACTAATCTAATTATAGACATGATAGAAAAAGAAAAAGTTTATGATATTCAACAAAACATGATTGGAAAAGATAGTGAGTAAATGGGATGTTCGTTACTTAAATCTTGCTAAGGAAGTAAGCACTTGGTCTAAAGACCCATCATCTAAAATAGGCGCTGTTGCTGTTGGATCAAAAGGTCAAGTATTATCACAAGGCTATAACGGATTTCCTAGAGGCATTTTTGATGGAGGTGCTAGACTAAATGATAGAGAAATTAAGTACAAATATATTGTACACGCTGAACAAAACTTAATTTATAACGCTACATATAATGGTGTTTCTCTTGATGGCGCAACACTATATGTAACTGGTTTACCAGTATGTTCTGAATGTGCTAAAGGTGTAATACAGGTTGGAATTAAACGAGTAGTTATGCCGGAACAAGAAATTAAAGAACATTGGAAAGAATCTTGGAACTATTCAAAAGTATTTTTTCATGAAGCTGGAGTAAAATATGATTTTGTTAACATCAATCTTAAATAACAAAGTGTTATAGAATTTTGGAAAAAATAGTTTACAAAGCTATTATTTTATGATAGAATATAGTTATAAAATCATAAATACATATGCGTAATTAAGGATAATTATATGACTAGAATTGCAATCGTCCTCGGTCGTGGAACTGAAGGATGTGGAGTAACTCAGTGCGCTATTCAAATGCAAAAGGTTACAGATGCAGATATTTTTTCTGCTTATGATAAAAAGTGGGGTCGTGCTAAAGGATTAGAGATCCAAGAAAAACAATTTATGATGGGCACTGAATGGGAGATTACTGCAGATGTTATTAATAATAACTATGATTTAGTAGTTATTTATTCTGTTCCATCTAAAGGACATCCTCAAGATTGCCAAGATAATTTTATCCCGTTCCTTCAACGTCTAAAAATTCGTAAAGCATTTATTAATGTTGACCATAAAGCAGCATCCATTGCACGTAATGCTAATCTAAAAGAAGTGTGTGAAAATGTTGATGTGATTATGACGCATAGCATGGAAAATGATTTCTGTAAATTCATGCGTAAAAATAAAATTCAAACCCCGCTTACAAAGATGGGTTTAGGATTTGATTATGACGGTCATCGTCAAAAGTACTGGCGTCCTATTGAAGAACAACAAGATAATGTGGTACGTTGGATTGGCCGCACAGCAATGTGGAAAGGTCCAAGTCTTATGATTGATTTCCACCAAGACGCTTTGATGGAGAATGGATTCATCACAGTACTAGAAGGATTAGAAGCTTCAATTCAATATCCTCTTGTTTTGTATCGTGATAATAAAGCTGAAAAGCCTATAGATCGTCGTATTGTAGAAAATTATTTCCGACCAGAAAAACAATTTAATGAAGTCAAGTTTACACCTGACTTATATGGTAAAGAAGAAGTAAACAAAGGTGCTTATCTTTATCCACAATATATTAATGATGAAGCAATGATGCGTATGGCTCGTTCAGCCTTTGGCTCAGATCTTTATCATTTAAAAGCAGAAACATATGGAAATAATATTGAGAACTGCCATGCTGAGTGTATCGCATCAGGTACAGTTCCATTGTTCCATAAACATTTCTGTGATAACGTAATTCACCCAGTACAGGGTGATCCTATTAGTCAATGCAAAAACTCTGGCACTATTGGTGTTGACTATACTAACTTTGAAGAGTGCCAACAACTTATGATTAAACTTAAAAATGATCCTGCGATGAGAGATGATTGGAGAGAGATGGCATTTGAATTTTGGAAGCAACACTCAGACGGTGAGACAGTTGTGAACGAAATTGTTGATCTCGCTTTGAACACTACTAGCAACCAACCACAAGGACTCGAGGAATTTTTCGGATGAAAATTTTAATTACTGGCCAAGCCGGCATGATAGGCTTCCACTCTGCTAAACACTTTGCTTCAAAAGGGCATACTGTTGTCGGAGTAGATAACTTTAACGATTATTACGATGTTAGTTTAAAAAATGAACGAGCTCGTATTCTACAAGATGATTATGGCGTAGAAACTATTTACTGTGATATTCAAGATAATAAAATTAAAGAACATAAAATGTTACAAGATGTAGATGTTATGCTTCATCTTGCGGCATATGCTAATCCAAGACATGCTCTTGAAGAACCACAACCATATATTGATACTAACATTACTGGTACTCAAAGATTGATTGAAGCAGCTGAGGAATATGATGTTCCAGTTGTATACGCTTCAAGTTCATGTGTTATGCATGGTCAGCCATTGCCTTGGAATGAGCATGATAGACCAGATATGCAAAACAACCCATATGGTTGGTCTAAACGAGCAAATGAGTGTCAGTTTGGACACTCACGATTAAGCCGATCAGCCGGCCTGCGTTTCTTTACTGTGTATGGACCGTATGGTCGTCCAGACATGGCTTTATTTAAATTCACTGATGGTATCGTAAATAATGAGCCAATCACACTTTATAATTTTGGTGATATGAAACGTGATTTTACCTATGTACAAGACATTGTAAATGGTATAGAATTAGTAGTAGATAAAGCAGTGAACGACAATGATTCTTGGCATGAGATTTACAATATTGGATATGGCCAACAAGTAGATTTGCTCGAGTTTGTAAATGAAATTGAAGCAAATCTTGATCGTAAAGCAGAACGTATTTTGGCTCCTAAACACCCTGCAGATGTCCCTGAGACGTGGTCTGACACTACTAAATTACAAGCGTTAGGTTACAAACCTACAACTTCTGTAAAAGAAGGAGTACGTGAATTTGTGACTTGGTACAAAGGTTATTATGGAGTTAACTAATGAAGATGACAATTGTTGGCCACGGATTTGTTGGCAAAGCTGTGGATTATGGATTCAGCAGTGCAGTAAAACAAATCGTGGATCCGATCTATGGTGTTTCACTATCAGATATTAAATTAAATGAAGACGTTACATTTGTATGTGTACCAACGCCTATGGGTGAAAACGGTGAGATTGATTGTTCAATTGTGGTTGACACTGTTAATGAGCTATCACAAAGACAATCAGGTATTATTGTTATTAAGTCAACAGTAACACCTGATGTTATTGATACTCTAACAAGTGGAAGCTGTCGTAATCGTATCGTCTATAATCCTGAGTTCCTTACAGAAAAGAATGCATGTGAAGATTTTGTAAACCCAAAAATGCATATTTTTGGTGGATACAAAGAAGCAACTGAAAGGTTAGAAGAGATATATAATCAATATAGCTTATGCAAACCTTGTCCAGTTCATCATATGTCAGCTACAGATGCTAGCTTTGTTAAGTATGGAATCAACTGTTTCTTAGCAACAAAGGTTTTGTGGTTCAATCAATTCTACGATGTAGTAGATAATTTTGGAGGCAACTTTGGACATATTATTAATGCAATCAGCGGTGATCCTCGTATTGGTGGGAGCCATACTCGTGTACCTGGCTTTGACGGTAAGCGGGGTTACGGAGGCGCCTGTTTTCCAAAAGACACTTCAGCGTTTGCGAACTTTGCTGAAACGTTTTCAGTTTTGGAAAAAGTAATCGATGTCAATAATGAATATCGTAAAGAATATGATAAAGACGAACGTGAACTAGCTCAGAACGTGAAATATGGTTAATTACGCAAGCATAGTTCCACTTATTGGTGGGGAAACAATAGCAATGAACAATGTATTCGGGAAACGTCCCGAGTACATCTTATCTTACACGGACTTTGAAGCGAATGATAGGCAACTTCTTAATTACTATGATAATAGCGTTCCTTATCTTAAACTTGATATGGGGCATGTTGCACCTCATAGTGTGGATGTTGTCAACACTGTTTGCCCTTGTGCTGGTTTGTCTTCCCTTTCTCCTAGCAGCAGCTCTGATAGCAGCACTAATGACTGGATGGTTAAATCCGCACACTATGTCATTGAACAAGTTAGGCCAACAGTATTCTGGGGAGAGAATGCACCAAGATTAGCAAGTAAAATGGGAGAAAAGGTTGTAGCTCAATTAAGAGATCTTGCTCGTAATAATGGATACACTTTTAGCATTTATAAAACTAAGTCTATTCTTCATGGTTTAAGTCAAGTTAGAGATCGTACTTTTTATTTCTTTTGGAAAGGTAACCATGTTCCAGTATTTGAATATTATAATAGACCTCATGAAAAAATTGAGGACACTATTCGTAATGCTGCTACTAATGAACTTGACGAAATGTTTGAACTTCGTGCTAATGAAAAGATTCCGTCTAAAGAACCTTTTTATGAATATGTTTTAGAAGAAATACATGGAGGAATATCTCATATGGATTTCTTTAATATGATTGAGAAGACTACTAATCCTTTGCACTATATTGAAGACAAAGGAATCAATTATCACGATGTTGCAAAGTGGATGGATTCAAAAGGATACGAAAATCATGCACGTAAGTGTCGTAGAATGGGAGATAAATTAAAAGCAGGTGGAAACATCATGCGGAAGACTACAGAAATTGGTAAGAATTTTATTGGCGCGTTTGTTGGCCACTTTCCAATTGAACTTACACACCCAGATCAAGATCGTTACATTAATGTACGTGAAGCATTATCAATTATGAAAATGCCAAAAGATTTCCAGCTTATTGGTGGAAAGAAAAATGTTAATATGATTTGTCAAAATGTTCCTGTTACTACAGCAATGGACATGGCAGAAAACGTAAAAGACTTTTTAAGTGGAGATTGTAAAACTATTGAATCTCAATTTGCTATACAAGATAATAAAACAAAAAAATTCTGGTCAGAACCAGCACCATCAACACTTGAAGCGTTTTTTTAGTTTACAATCAATATATTATATGGTAGAATATATCCATAACAAAGGAGACAGTTATGTCAATTATGGACAAACTTAAAAAGAATTCTAAGTTAAAAAACACAGAAATTCTTTCGGAATCAAAATTCTTTACTGAAAAAGATATGGTTCCAACCGACGTGCCAATGGTAAACGTGGCATTGTCTGGCTCCGTGGATGGCGGACTTACACCCGGACTTACAGTCTTAGCGGGTCCATCCAAACATTTTAAAACCTCATTTGCTTTGCTTATGGCTGGAGCATATATGAGAAAATATCCTGATTCAGTAATGTTATTTTATGATTCTGAATTTGGTTCACCTCAAGCTTACTTTGAACAATTTGATATTGATACATCACGTGTTCTTCATACGCCAATTACAAACGTAGAAGAACTCAAGTTTGATATGATTGGTCAGCTTGAAAATCT